ATGGCAAAAAAGTTACAGAACATCAAAGCTCTTCAACAAATGTTGGAGGGTGATCACAAATTTCAAACAAAAACATCAGTCGGATTTTCTGATGCTGACTCTACGGCAAAGAAAAATGAACAACATGAAGTTGGAGATATTTGGGATGAAAAAGATCCAACAACTGGATTAATTTATACAGTAGAACAAAAAGATGGATTTCGTATTAAAAAATCTAAATTGTCTGACGTTTTTCAGGAGATACGAAATGAAATGAGGGTATTTAGTAAATGTCCAAAGGAAACATGCACATGTAATGCACCAAAGCGTATTGATGAAAAAATGCGTAAGATACATAATATGTGTTTTGATTGTGTTATCGATATGGAACATCAATTGAAAATTAACGGTGAGTTTGAAGCATACGAACAAGAAAAAATGAATGCAAATGCATTAGCTTGGTTAGCGTCTGCAGAAAAAGATGTAGAAATGTTAAAACAAGCATATACAGAAGCAATGTCATTTGTATCTAATTCAGAAGGCCAAACAGAAACATGGGCTGCAAAAATGACACCGGAAGAATTTGAAGAAACAGTTCAATCAAATTTTGAAAAATTCAAACAAAACTTTTTAGATAATTTAAATAATACAAACATAAATGAAACTATCGATGATAATAATTAAGAAATATTGGAAACTATTTGTTGGTGCTATATTAGCAGTATTTGGAATTGGGTTGATTGCATCTAAACAAACTAATGTAGAGGTTAAGGCAATTGATAAAGAAATTGAACATAACAATAATGAAATTGAAAAAGTTGATATTGCTATAGAAAAAGTAACAGAAACTAAAACTCAAGTTAAAAAACGTATAAATACTAAAAATAAGAAGATTGCTGAATTAGAAACAGAAAAGAAAGCTGTTCCTATAAAATACCGTACGGTAGCAGAAGCAAAACAAAATATTATTAAAAAAACACAAAGAACAAAATGAAATTATTTATAACAATTTTATTAGTATTAGTTGGATTTACCGTAAATGCACAAGTACCAGATACATGTTTTACATCGAAACAAGTATTAGATATATCATATACATTAGATTCAATTTTTTATATTGACTCAATTAACACTAAATTAATTAATGAACAGCGATCTATTATAACGGATTATAAACAGTTAATTAAATTAGATTCACTAGAATCACAATATAAAGATAAAAAAATAGAATTGTTACAAAGTAATATAAATTTATATGTTGAGCGAGAAAAACTATTAAAACCAAAATGGTATCAACATCGAATCATTGCATTTGGCGGCGGAATGACAACTGTATTAATAACAAGTAAACTCATTAACTCAATTATAAAATAAATGGCACAGCCAAACTTAAAACAGGTAATTCAACAGCAGTACTTAAAATGTGCTGCCGATCCTGTGTTTTTTATGCGACAATATTGTTACATACAACATCCTAAACGAGGAAAAATCAAATTCAATTTATATGATTTTCAGGATGATGTGTTAACAGACTTGCGAGATAATAGATACAATGTAATATTAAAATCTAGACAATTAGGTATCTCAACATTGTCTGCCGGCTTTGCATTATGGAGCATGTTGTTCAAAGAAGACTTCAACGTATTAGTAATTGCAACTACACAAGAAGTAGCAAAAAACTTAGTTACTAAGGTTAGAGTCATGCATGACAACTTGCCAACATGGTTAAAAGGTACTATAGAAGCTGACAATAAATTATCATTAAAATTTAAAAATGGCTCACAAATTAAAGCCGTATCATCATCTACGACAGGAGCACGTTCAGAAGCATTGTCATTATTAATAATAGATGAGGCTGCGTTTATCCGAAACATTGAAGAGATATGGATTGCATCACAAGCAACATTATCTACAGGTGGAGCTGCTGTTGTATTATCTACTCCTAATGGTGTTGGTAACTGGTTTCATCAAACATGGGCAGATGCTGAAGCTGACATTAATGGGTTTCATACTATTAAATTGCATTGGAATGTGCATCCAGATCGAGATCAATCCTGGCGTAATGAACAAACTCAATTATTAGGTGAACGAGGTGCTGCACAGGAATGTGATTGTGATTTCATATCATCTGGTCATACAGTTGTAGATGGTCCATTGTTATTAGAATACGATGCTCAATGCATTGAACCTATAGAAAAACGAGGATTTGATCATGGATATTGGATCTGGGAGTATCCAGATTATGCACGAGATTATATGGTAATAGCTGACGTCGCTCGAGGCGATGGGGCAGATTTTTCTGCATTTCAGGTTTTTGATGTACAAGATGTAAGGCAGGTAGCTGAGTATAAAGGTAAGATTCCACCTAGCGATTTTGGTAACATGTTAGTTACTGTAGCATCAGAATGGAATAATGCATTACTAGCAATTGAAAATGCAAATATAGGTTGGGCTGCAATTCAACCTGCATTAGATAGAGGATACCAAAATCTACATTATACCTATAAAGATGACGGATATACAGATGCACATGTACAACTAAATAAAGGCTATGACATGAAAGATAAATCACAAATGGTACCAGGTGTTACAACATCATCTAGAACTAGACCATTAATGATATCTGCATTAGAAATGTATATGCGTGAAAAAACACCAATAATACGTAGTAAACGACTAATACAAGAACTATTAGTATTTATATGGTTAAATGGTAAAGCTCAATCACAACAAGGATATAATGATGATTTGGTAATGTCTTTTTGTATTGGACTATGGTTGCGTGACACTGCATTAAAATTACGTCAACAAGGTATTGATTTAAATAAAAGAGCATTATCGCAATTTAGAAAAACTGATACAGTAATCTATACAGGTCAACAAACTTCGAATAACTCGTGGAATTGGAATAACGGCCAGAACGATGAAAATTTAACCTGGCTTTTATAACTGTCTATATTTATATTAAAAAATAATATAGTATGGCAGACTTAAGAAAACGATTACAGAATTTATTTAGTACCAATGTTATTGTTAGAACACATGGTAAAAATAAATTAAAAGTAGTTGATACGAATCAGTTACAATCTCGCGGTAATATTTCACAAACGAAAATTACGGATAGATATACAAGATTGCATGGCTCTAAAAATGCGAGTGGTGGTGGGTATGGTAATTATAATAATTCAAATTATAATAATACTCAAAACAGAATGCAGTTGTATGCAGATTATGAGACAATGGATAAAGATCCTATCTTATCTTCAGCATTAGACATATATGCAGATGAATCTACATTAGCAAATCAGTTTGGTGAAATACTTGCAATTACCACAGAAAACTCAAATGTACAGAAAATATTATACAATTTATTTTATGACATTTTAAATATCGATTTCAATTTATGGGCATGGGTTCGTAATATGGCTAAGTACGGTGATTTCTTTTTAAAATTAGATATTGCTGATGAGTTAGGTATATTAAATGTTAGACCAATGTCATCATATGAATTAGAACGATTAGAAGAATATGATGAGGCTACTGGCGAATATACAATTAAATTTAAATACTTCGGTAATAATTTAAATGAGTATGATGTATTTGAAGTAGCACATTTTAGGCTGATGTCTGATTCTAACTTTTTACCATATGGTAGATCCATGTTAGAAGGTGCAAGAAAAGAATTTCAAAAATTGATGTTATTGGAAGATGCAATGCTTATTCACAGGATAATGCGTGCACCAGAAAAACGTATATTTAAAATTGATATTGGTAATATTCCACCAAATGAAGTTGATAGTTTCATGGAACAGATTATCAATAAAATGAAAAAAATACCACATGTTGACCAAGCAACAGGTAATTATAATCTTAAATTTAATATTAACAACATGTTAGAAGATTATTACTTGCCGGTGCGTGGAGGTCAATCATCTACTACTATTGATACATTACCAGGTATGACATTTACCGGTATTGAAGATATCGAATATGTTAAAGATAAGATGATGGCAGGATTAAAAATACCAAAACCATTTTTAGGTTACGGTGCTGATGTTGATGGTAAAACTACTTTAGCATCAATGGATATTCGGTTTGCTAGAACAATTGAACGACTTCAAAAAATAATGATTTCTGAACTAACAAAAATTGCAATTGTCCATTTATATACACAAGGATATGATGGTGCAGATTTAGTTGGATTTAAATTAGAATTAACACCACCATCTATAATTTATGATCAACAAAAAGTAGCATTGATGACTGAAAAGATCACATTAGCTAATACAATGAAGGATAGTAAATTAGTTTCAGATAAATATATATACGAGTACATATTTAATATGTCTGAAGAACAATGGTTGCAAGAGCGTAATGATATTATTGAAGATCTTAAATTAAGATTCCGTCAAAATCAAATTGAACAAGAAGGAAATGATCCTGCAGTAACTGGGGTATCATATGGTACACCTCATGATATGGCATCAATTCATATGAGTTCTAATGCAGTTGAAGATAAAGATTTAGGCGGTCGTCCACCAGAAGGAATTAAATACGGACAACATAAGAATGCATTCGGTTGGGATCCGACAGGAGCAAAAGAACTAAAACAAGCATTTGATCCAGAAAATCAAAAAACAGCATTTCAACCTAGCCATAAACCAATGAAAGCATTGTCAAAAGAAAATGTTGATATATTAAAATATATGAAGGCAAAGAATACTAAAATATTATTTGAAACTAAAGAACAACAAAAATCCGATGTTGGTACCATGTTGGACGAAAATAACATTTTATAAACAGTTAACATATTTATTTAAAAAGCATTGTATATAGTATGAAGCAACTAAAACATTCGAAATATAAAAATACTGGGATTCTATTTGAAATGCTAGTTAGGAAATTAACGTCAGAAGCATTGACATCTGATAAATCAGTAACAATCGATATTATTAAAAAATATTTTGGTAAAAATACTGAACTATCAAAAGAATTACAATTGTATAATTTACTAGTAAAAGAACAGTTTAAGTCAGATGCTAGAGCATTAGATTATATTCGTACTATCAAAACGGCACATGAACGATTAAACCAATCGATATTAAAGCGCCAACGATATAATTTAGTTAAAGAAATTTCAGATAATTTTGTATTTGACAATATATCTAAAATACGTATATCAAATTATAAAGTGTTAGCATCTATTAATATGTTGTTTGAATATGATGAATTATCTAATCCAAAACAAATATTAGAATGTAAAAATGTAATTGTTGAGTATGTAACGACTACTAAGGCTACTCAAAGTGTAAATGATTCATTGATGGAAACATATTCAAATCAAGAAAAGGATATGCGTTTACTTAGTTATAAATTATTAGTTGATAAATTTAATACAAAATATTCAGTATTATCAGAATCACAAAAACAATTATTAAATCAGTATATTACAAATGTAAACGATACTGAAACATTAAAAAAATATATCAAAACTATAATACCAACGATTAAAACTAAATTGTCAGAACAAGTTTCATTGATCGATGATGAAGTAACACGTATTAAAGTAAAAAAATTATCAGAAATGCTATGTAATGTTGAAACTATGAAAACTATCAAAGAATCTCATATTTTATCATTATTACGTTATTTTGATTTAGTTACCGAACTAACAGAAATACATAAATGAGATCATTCTTAAACGAAATAGCAGATAAATTTATCGAAATTGAATCCAATTCATGCAATGAATGCAATGGAATGATTGTCGATCATGTATGCGAATCATGTGGTATGGATCATGATACAGTTGACGAACAAAACGTTACTGGAGCAATTGCTGGATATAATATACCTGGTGCATTTACCTCTGAACGGAATTTTAAAAAGAAAAAATTCAAATACGAATCTGTTACTGAATCGACTCCACCGGTTTCACGAAAACATGTACTAGGACACTATCAAACAATTGAATTTGATGAAGAAGTACAAAATGATAAATTTCCATTTTCGTTAGATGAGAATGATTGGTGGAATAAAGACATGGACTATCCATCTAAAGATAAAACTAATACTCCCGGTACTGCACATAAAAAGGACTTAGATAACAAATCTATAGATGAATTGTTAGATAAAAAATATGAACAACTTATAGAAGGTTATAAAGACTTTAAATCGGGTGATGTAAAACCATCTAGTAAAGTTAAATCTACTATTCAGGAAATTGCTAAAAAATTACAAGAGATTGAAACTCTAGTAAATTACAATAGCAAATTGAAAGAAGAGTCAGGCGTTACTTCAACAGCATATGGACCAGGAACACAAAAAGCATTAACTAAAATATCAGAACGATTAATTAAAATATCGGAACGAATAAGATCATTGGGAGCATAATATGTCAAAACAAATACTTGTAGATTATATACCATTTAAAGTAATTGGTTCATTAAATGAATCAAGCGGTGCTCGTTATGGTGTACCGGGCGGTTTTGTTGTAGAAGGAATACTTCAAAGATCTGGAGCAAAAAATCAAAATGGTCGAGTATATCCTAAACATATATTGGAACGTGAATGTCAAAAATATCAAAGAGAATATATTGATCAACACAGAGCATTAGGCGAATTAGATCATCCAGAATCATCAGTTGTCAATTTAAACAACGTATCACATAACATATTAAAAATATGGTGGGAAGGTGATGACTTAAAAGGAGCTGTACAAATATTAGGTACGCCATCTGGTAATATTTTAAAAGCACTATTCAAAGCCGGTATTACATTAGGTATATCTAGTAGAGGATTAGGCTCAGTTAAAGAATTACGTAGTGAAGGTGTAGTTGAAGTACAAGAAGATTTTGAATTAATATGTTGGGACTTCGTATCAAACCCATCAACACAGGGTGCATTTATGAGACCAACTTCAATGCATGAATCAGTAAATAAAGAAAT